AGAAGGACGAGCAATGCCGCTGCCGCCTGTATTAACGCTTAAATTGAAAGATGGCGAAATTGGCGTAGCAGGTATAGGTATACTAAAATTAACCAAACTAGAAAGTTGAGAAGGAAAATTGTTAAACTGTTGACCAAAAGCATAATCAACAAATTGAATTTGAGTGTAGTAGTTTCTACCGTCCGCAATAAGGTCGTTTGGGAACATCTTTGTTCCCGTTTGCGTTTTGTCCAATTTTTGAGGAAAATTAGGAACTGGTCTAGGTTTTAGTGTAGGATATTTCATCTAATTCCCTGTATAAATATTCTACAATTATTTATCGTGACTCCTGAAATGGCAAAATACCAAGGGTTCTTCAAACCAAAAAACCCTCAAAAATATAAAGGCGATCCAACCAACATCGTGTATCGTTCTGGTTGGGAGCTCAAACTCATGCTGTATTTAGATAAGCGTGAAGAGATCGTAAGCTGGAGTTCAGAAGAAATTATAATACCATACAGATCGCCGATAGACGGTAAGATACACAGATACTTTCCTGATTTTCAAGTAACCAAAATAAATAAGGAAGGTAAGAAAGAAACTGCTATCATTGAGGTTAAACCACTAAAGCAAACCCAACCTCCTAAAAAACAAAGCAATGTGACCAAAGCCTATTTGACAGAAGTGAAGAATTGGGGCATTAACGAAGCAAAGTGGAAAGCTGCGGAACAATACTGTAAAGACAGAAATTGGTCGTTTCATATTTTCACTGAAAAAGAGCTTTTTAACCAGTAAGGAATACTATGGCTATCGGACAAGAAGACGAGTTTATCCAAGTACTGAAAGGTTCTGCTAGAGAACTTGCGGAATCTGCTAAAGGTGCTGTTAATTGGTTTAAAGACAAAGTTACACAGATTACCAAAAAACTAAAAGGTGATCCTAACAAAGTCTTCACTAAAGATTCTACGCCTGAAATTGGCCAAATGTATATGTTTGCTTACGATCCAAAATACAAAGATACACTGCCTTTTTATGACATGTATCCTTTGGTTTTTCCAATCGAGTTTTACGGGGATGGTTTTCTTGGCATCAACCTACATTATCTTCCCCCGCTCGCGCGAGCAGCGCTACTTTCTAATCTAAAAAGATTAGCAAACAATAATAAATATGACGACAGCACTAAGCTGAACATATCATATGAGTTACTAAGAGCTCATGCTGTTCAGTTCAAGGGCTTTGAAAACTGTGTGAAAAGATATCTATTTGCCCATGTAAGAAGCAGCTTCCACCAAGTCTCTTCATCAGATTGGGACAAGGCTGTATTGTTGCCATTACAAAGATGGAAAGTCAACTCTAACAGAAAATATGCCCAGCAGCCACCATATTAAGGAACTCCATGGCTTTTAACGTAAATAGATTTAAAGATAACCTAGGAAGTTACGGTTATATTAAAAGTAACAAGTTTGAAGTTTTTATCCAAACACCGCAAATATTTCAAAATTCTGTTCTTAGAGTTAGCGACAGAGAATTGCCCATGGGTCAAATTAACAATGTTTTGCGATACAGAATAGACCAAGTAAGAGCACCCGGAGCATTTTTACTTTCAACTGACACGAATGTTTATGGTATCGGTCCTACTCAGAAAATGCCATTCAACGCTCAGCTACCCGACACGACATTTTCGATTTTAGTCGATAAAAATACAGATTTATGGGATTTTTGGTACAACTGGATCAATGCTATTTTCAAGTTTAATGGTCAAGAAGCTAATGGCAACAATTTAATTACGGGCGGAAGAATACCTCAGTACAATTTGAAGTACAAGGAAGAGTATTCTACCATAATGATGATCGTTATCTATAACGATCTTGGTGAAACTGTAAAAACTATCAACCTCTATGACGCATTTCCATCTTCGATCAGAGAAATACCATTGGCTTGGAACGATAATCAAAACTTGATGAGATTAGCCGTTTCTATTACCTATTCACAGTTCTCGTTTGTCGGTTCCAATGTGGCTAAAAATAACGTTATTCCTGCTACATCAAGCAGTTCTACAGCAGGTGCGACTGTAATAATTTCATAATATGGAGAAATTGAATGAATTTGCCTAAAATTGAACATCCGATATTGAATATCGAGGTTCCCTCACTAAAAAAGAAGTATAGATTTCGTCCTTTTCTCGTAAAAGAGGAAAAATTGCTTCTAATGGCCAAAGAAAGCAAAGAAGATACTGATATTTTTACTGCCGTAAAGCAAGTTGTTGAAAATTGCTCTTTGGACAACAAAATAAAGGTCGATAAACTTACTTTATTTGACCTTGAGTATTTGTTTCTTAAAATTCGAGCTAGTTCAGTCGATAATAAAATCAATGTCGGCTATAGAGACGCTGAAGACAACAAAATTTACAATTTTGAAGTAAATCTTGACGATATTAAGGTTGTTTTTCCAGAAAAAAACAACAACACTATCAAAATAACAGACAAAGCTGGGTTGGTAATGAGTTATCCTCAGGCTAATTTGTATGCGGACAAAGATTTTTTGACAACGGAAAAGGATCATCTATTTAAATTGATCGTTCGTTGTATCGATAAGATCTATGAAGGCGATCAAGTCTACGAAGCTTCTAATTTTACAAAAGAACAGCTTGAAACTTTCTTAGAAACCCTAGACATCAAAGCCTTTGACAAGGTTCACAAGTTTTTGTTAAGCACCCCAAAGATCGAATATGTCATAGAATATGAAAATAGCAATGGCAACAAGAGAAAAATTACATTAAATTCGTTAAATGATTTTTTTATTTGGCGCTGAGCCATAACACGTTGACGAATTACTACAAAATTAACTTCGCAATGGTTCAGCACCATAAATATTCGATAACTGAAATTGAAAACTTGATTCCGTTTGAGCGAGATCTATACGTTAATATGTTACTAAGTCATCTTGAAGAAGTAGAAAATCAAAAGAAAAAGAACATGTAAATGGTAGAACAGATTTTAAACAGATTATCAAGAAGCATAGCTCAAGTTGGCCAAGAAACAGGTCAATTTAGAAAAGCAGCAGATATGCAAAATAGATCCATGTTTAGTTTTGTTAAAGACATTTCGAAAATGTTCACTTCGCAAAATAAAACACAAGCTACAATCAATAATAGCTTAGACGGCATTGAAAACAGCACCCAACAAACTTCAGCCAAAGTCGATCAGTCCAACGATCTTATCCGTGAATCTATCTCAATACAAACAAACATGCTCTCTGAGCTTAAAACTCTATCTAAAGGCATTGGTTCTTTATTGGGCGGTGCTAATGAAAACGGGTCATTAGTTAATACGATTACCACAGCAGTTTTAGCTGCAGCTGGTGGTGTTGGATTAGGCGCTGCTGCCATGTCTGATGCTGGTCAAAATTTAATGTCAAGCTTTGGTATCAACACAGGTGGTGGTGGTTCAAATAGATTTTCAAATGAATCTTTTTCTGGTTCTAGTACACTTGCTTCGCAAAATTTAGCATCTGAAGAGAAAGCTATTTTAGAAACTATTGCAAGCGGTGAATCTTCAGGAAAATACAACATTATTAACTATGTTGGCGGAGGAGGTTCTCCAAAGTATTTTGAAAGCTATGATAACCATCCATTCAAAGGTGAAAAAGGTCCCACAGCTGCGGGAAGATACCAATTTCTTTGGACAACTTGGAAAAACGAACTAGAAGCAATGGGCGAAGATCCTAATGCCGTTTCTTTTTCTCCAGAAAACCAAGACAGAGTTGCTATATCACATGCAAAAAGAATCTATAAACAAAAAACAGGTAGAGATTTAGTCGAAGACATAAAAAATCCTGAATTACATGGCAATATAACCAATGTTTTACAACCAACTTGGCACGGTATAAAAGGCGGTTCTTATCTAGGATCAGCATATGAACAATTTAAATCTAGTTCTGCCTCTACTCCCGAAGGAGATGGTGATATGTTACCGATGTCTGCTGCAAGTTCTTTACAAAGCTTCAGTACGAAAGACCCTTCGCACGTTCAAGGTTTAGATGGTAATTTCCAAAACCAACTTTTGCAATTTTTACAAGCTGCCAAACAAGAAGGTCACAGTATAAGATTGTATTCCGGATATAGAAGCCCAGAAAGACAAAAAGAATTATATGCAAACGCTGTCAAAAAATACGGAAGTCCAGAGGCTGCTAGAAAATGGGTTGCTCCTCCTGGCAGATCTAGACATAATTTTGGTATTGCTGCTGACTTAGATTTTGCTTCTGGTGAAGCAAGACAGTGGGCACACCAAAACGCTAGAAGGTTCGGTATGCATTTTAGAATGGGTCATGAACCTTGGCACATCGAACCTATCAATGCTTCTTCTGGAAATAGATCTGTTGCTGCAGGAATGGATGAACGAGAATCAGCAGCAGATATAGATTCTTATCTAGGCGGTATGTCTACTGGAGCTATGGGGCTTATGGGTGCACCTTCACCAGGAGGAGGATATGGTCCTGGAAGTCCTGGAAATAGCCCATTAGATTTGTTAACATCTCAATTAGCTGGAATTGGTGGAATGTTTGGACCTGCCATGGCCACGATGGCACAAGCTGGCGGATTATTGATGAGTGGTTTAACAGGAATATCGACAAGTAATCTTTTTAACGGTGGTGAAAACGAAACAACTCCACCTGAAGGCGACGGTGATGTTCTTCCTATGGTTGTCGATAATATGGACAATAGAGCTTCATTGTTGGATCAAAATATGATTCAAACAAAGGCAGAGTTCCCAACAATTCCTGCAACTACTCCAGGCCAAATTGCTATGAACAATCAAGGAAATGAACCTAAAACTGGAATTGGAAATATGGCACTTAATGGTGCTCAAGATAGAGATACTCTAGCCGACTGGTACAGAGAACTTATCGGTGGTAAAATAATACCAGACAGCAATTTCGGTAAAACAATAGCATGAAAAAGGGGAGGCTTTTGACCTCCCCTTAACACATTACTGATTTGCAAGGTTCTTGA